TAGTGCCATTTTCAGTAACAAATCTGCATAATATTAAACTACCTGAAATGAATGGGACATTAATTTCATTTCTTACGGTTTGATTTTTTGATGAATATGCTAAATCTCCAATTTTAACTTGAGTACTCCCTGAAAGGATAGAAATAGCTGATTGATATGTTCCAGTAGAGCCATTAACAATTGAAGTAGCACTAGCACTAACTATTAATCCATTAAATGGTAAAACTGTTCCTATACTTTCTAAGCTAGAGACAGGTTCTCCATCTGAAAAATAAAAAGTGGATGAAGAATTAAATGTTCCTATAGGGTGATAAAATTCTAAAAATGTAGTATCATTATTTGCAAATGAAGTTGTATAAGCATATGATGCATTACTAGCGGATGGGGCATATGAAGATGTTGTTACAAAAGATGCAGTGCCAAAAAAGTTTTTATTAATAGCAGTATTTAAAATTACACTACCTGTTACTGTTAAAGAACCAGATAAAGTAATATCATATGCTTGCGTACCTGTAAAAGCATCAACTATTTGAGTAATATGAGTTGTTTCAACCATACTACCTGAGGATATTCCACTATTTGATAAGGTAGATGCCATTAAAGAGGTTTTAAGGTTAAAATCATTTTATGAGTAACATTAGTTGGAGTTGCTCCTGAAGTAGTTACAAGGCGGATACTTAGTCTGTCTCCTGCAGTTATTGACTGGTTGATATTAGATAATATAAAATTACTAGCAGCATCATATCTTAAACTTTCAAGAGAAGCAATAGAAGTACCATTTTTCATGATAGATGGAACAGATGTCATGGCTGTAGTAGATCCTTTTATAGAGGAAATTATAACTGCTTTAACTATAGTAGCATTTATAGGAACAACTATTCCAGTTCTATTATTAGCAGTTATAAGACTAGTTCCTACTCCCACATAATATGTAGTACTTGCTGCTAAAGTAGCAATTTGGGGAGCGTATAATTGCAAAGTTAATAAATCTCCAGAGTTATACCCTGCAAAAGAAGATGAATTGGCAACACTGGATTGATTGGTAAAGGAAGATGTTATAGCAATTGAAGCAGATTCAGATGTTATACCTAAAATGCTTCCACTAACGTTTAAACTTCCAGTTAATGTAAATGAACCAGATATTGTAATATCAAAAGCACTTACTCTAGTAAAAGCATCTATTGATTGGGTAACATGCCATGGTTGAACATCTTGTCCAGTAACTATTCCAGAAGTTGATAGGGTTTGTGCCATATATTATAAATATGGTGTATTATAACCTAGATTACTCTACTGGGGTGATTTCGCCAGTCTCAGGGTTAATGCTAACTCTACCATATGTGTTAAATACCGATTGGGTAAATTCTTTTTCTTTTTCACCAAGTTCGGCTAAGAACTTTTTCGCGTTATCATAACGTGATTCCAATTGGATTTTAACTAATTCAATTTCTCCCAACTCAGCAATAAGAGCTTGGGTACTTGTTTGAATTTCTTTTAACGTGTTTTTTTCTTCTTCTGTTAAAAACTTTTTTTCTGAAACGATTGACATAATTTATATTTTGAGATTTAATGTACTAAATAAAGTTTTACTCTCCACTTCCTTCTTCAACTACTGGTTCTTCTGGAGTTGGAGTTGGTTCAGGTGCTGGTGGGTTATATTTTTCAAATGTTGCTTGGGAGTTGATTTCGTTTGCATCTTTTAAATTATCGATTACAAATGTATCTAAAGCATCAATCAATTGTGAATATGGATCTGTGATTGTTGGATCGTATGTTAAGGTTGACTTGTCAATATTTTCATATCCAATCGCACCGTTATCTGCAATGTAAACATCCATTTTGATCATTCCAGCATATGCTAAATGGGGAACCAATGTTAAAAGTGGGGATTGATAAATTAATCCAGTTGCGGTTGATTGAAACAATCCTGTTACTTGTACTGCCATTTTATTATAAATATTATTTTCCTTGTGAAACGTACGACTTAACGTAATTTTTACTATTTTTGTTTTTGCTAATTTTTGACTTTGCGTGAACGCCTGGTCTTTTCTTTTTAGGTTTGCCAATAAATGAAACCGAGGATTGTGTTTTTGCTTTTGCTGCCATTGTTATAGATTATTTAAATTATTAACTGTTTCTGTTGTAATGATAACTTGTGCTTTGCTATTGTATTTTTTAATTGCTGTTACTTCTTTTTGTACTGTGTCTGGGATAATATAGCCAAACATTTTTAATGTAAATGTACCTTTAATAATACGATTTGTTGAATCAGATATTTCGATTGCTGTAGAAAATGAATCAATAGATGCTTTAAATTTAAAGCGTTCCGGATCCCCCCAATATGAATCGGAAGCATAGTTGATTGCCTCAATTATTTTATTCATCTGCTCAACATAGTATGTTTGAATGGCACATGTATACGTTAAATTAACGTAGTCAGGCACTACATTGACAACGAATTGCTCAACAGGTTTACGGTTTGTTAATACGTCAAAGTTTGAGTAGCTGTTTTTTGAATTGTATCCTTTTACCCAAGAAGTATATAGGTGAGGATTATTTGCATCTAATTTATTTGTAAGAGATCGGTTTTTATCGATTGTATCTCTTTTAAACATGATTAATGGGGCCATTATAGCACCGTTTTTGTCTTTATAGTACCCGTCTTTTGATACAGATTTCCATTTTTCAGGTGAGCCATAAATTACAGGCACTTCAATTCGTACACCATTTTGGTAAACAAATGGGCGTATAACATTCTGAAAATAGAACATTATAGATTCGTCTATATCTTGTAGACCTACTGTAAATGGTTTAACAGTATCTCCTTTAAAGGACATCTGTTCGGAACGGTTAAAATCAACACCACTTTGTTTTGTTGGAGTAAATTGATTAAATTCCGAAGGTATGTTTGGATTATCGTAAGATTCACCGGTTTCAGGGAAAACATAAGGATCCACCTGATCATTTGAGATCTGTAGTTGGCTTTTTGGATTTGGTTTTCTAGCTGAAGGCATATCTTATAATCTTTCTCGTGTAATTTGGACTTTGTCTGCAGGAACATAATGGCAAAAACAGATAACAGAATAATCTGATCCATAATTTTCTAGTCCTGGATTTAATGGGTTTTGATCGTATGGATAGGCTGGGTCTTTTCCAACAAATAATTGATTTTCATTGGTGTTGTCTATTTCCCAATATGAATTTTCCCACATGATTATATCTCCTACATCAGGAACTATATCTGCTCCATATGGGGTTCCATTATAGTTTCCTATATCAGGACCACCACCAGAGGTAACAGGATTTTTACCACGTAAATCGTCGCGTAAAAATCTAAATTCCATTGGACGATCGTAACCTACACCAAAATCATCAACTGGGGATTGGTTGTCGCCTCTTACAATTAGAGTATTAAGTAAAATAGGTTCATTGTAATATCTAGCACCTGCAGCCTCACCGTAAATGTTTACTTTAGTTTGGCTATCTATTAATTGATAATACACACATTGTTGGGTAATAATATCCCACATCAGCTCACGGCTAAGGTGTCTAAATAGGGATACGTCTCGTTGGGTTCCAAATAATGCCATATTATCCTACAAAAATTGTCATTGGTACGTCGTTTAATATATTTTTCTGGTTTTCTGCTTCGGCTGCTTTCTTTTCAAGTAAAGATTTGCGTGAAGTAGAATCTAAGTACACTCGTAAACGTTCAATTAATGCATTTCTTTCATTTGTTGCAGCAGTAATCAAATCACTTTGATTCAATGTAATTTCAGATCCAGGAATTGGTACGGTTGAATATTTTCCACGAACATACCCTAGCATTTCTTTTGTTAAAGCTAAAGCGTATTCAAATACCCAAGAACGTCCAATTGAATTAATGTTAGAGTATGTTGGGTTTTCATACGGTACATCTCCAGGAGTAACAATTACACTACCACTAATGTTTGCATATGGATGTCTTGTATCGTCCAATTTTACATATTGGAACCATAATTCACGATAATGTACAACCGGAATAGGGAATATTTTAAGTTGGTTGTTTACCAATTCAAATGTGTATTGCGATTTACGAATTTGATCGTTAAATTCAATTGCTTGAATTTTTTGCAAGTCATAGTTGATAGGCATCAACATGAAGTTAATTGCAGGGGAATATGAACCCCACCCAAAGCTATCGAGCATACCCATCATACCCGTACCTGTACCTGCATATGGATCAAAGTATCTCATGATTGCAGGAGGTGCTTCGTAGTAGATACGTTTAATTTCAATACCACCTGAAATGCTTTGGGAAATTGCCCATTCATTCATGTCGTATTCTTGTTGGCCTGGGTTGAGTTGGATAGAGCCACTATAGTAGGTTACTTTACCTCCAACACCTGCTTCTGTTCCATATTGGTTTGAAAGGAGTACAACGTTTGCTAGTGTTTCTTGCACTAGTTTGTTGTTTGCAGGAGCAAGAGTCATTGGGTTTCCTTGAAATGTCAACAAATTATCTGCTACTTGGTAAGCATATAATTCATTTCCGTAAGTAGTTACGGCATCTTCAAGGGCAGTATAAAAGTTAATGTCCTGTAGTTCAACTTCAACCAACGGATATCCTAAACGTTGAGCAGCAAATTTTGCAAATTTATCAGCGTCTTGTTGGAATTGATAATCGTTATCGTAAAATCCAAATGGTGTATCGCCTGGGAAGAAACTACTTGAACCTGGCCAAATTGATATATTCATTGCCTAACTATTTTATTATAAATATGAATAAGAATATCCTAATTAATATAGAGCATTCCAGGTACTTCCATCCCAAAAATATGGTTTTGGAGGGGTACTTGAAGATACAGCAAATGAACCCGTTGGAATTCCTGTAGGTAATGGATTTTGTGGGGTTAATGTTAATACATTATCTATTCTAGTAGAACCGGATACATGTAATGAAGCTGATGGGTTAGTTGTGCCAATACCAACATTTCCATTATCCAATACAATTAATGAAGCAACAGCACTTGAATTTTCTACACGGAGAGCAGTTGTAGCAGATGTTGTACCTGTACCTGTTACTTTAACTAAAGGTCCGCTCCAATTCAATACTGCTGTACCAGCACCATTGTTTAAAGTTCTATTTTCCCAATCGATTGATAAACTGAATGTTGAATCATATATATTATTATTTCCCCAATCTAAAGTCCAAAGATAACCAATCGGTCCTATTAATTGTCTACTATCCCAATTAACTGATGATACTTCGTATAAATCATTTAATAATGAGTTTGAAGTATCTAAAACTTTAGATGTCCCACTATTAACTATTAAACTACCAGTTACGCCTAATGAACCTGTAATTTGAGCAGAACCAGTATATGGGAAAGTTGCTACAGTTGGTGCCCATGAAGCGCTTAATGCTTGAGTAGCATATGAAGCAGTTCCTAAAAGGGAGCCAGTTATACTTGGAGCTATAAGGGAACCTGTTACAGTTAAACCATTTGTAAAGCGACCTGAGCCTGAGATATCTAGGGTTGTAATTGGGATGTTGGTTCCAATCCCAACATTCCCACTTCCACTCACATAGAGTATATTGTTTACTGCTGGTGAATCTATTTCTAATAGAGCAGCAGATGAAGCACCTGAAATGTGGAGAGATGATGAGGGGGTTGTTGTGCCAATACCAAAATTACCTCTTTCAATATAGGATTTAGAATTTGTAATGTTATACTCAGTAACTGTAAAGTTTTTAATTTCCCATACATTCGATAAATCGTCAGTTGCTACTGCACCTAAGTTACCGGCGCCATAACCAGCAAAACCTGATCCAGTTATAGAAGAATCTGTTGTTGATAAAATTAATCTACCGGCATTTATTACAAATATATTGTTACCAACTACACGTAATGATAAATCAATATTTGTACCAGCATATGAATACCCAGCAGTGCCTAAAGCAGTCCATACACCTGCTACTTTTTTATATAAAATACAGTTAGCAGCGGTTGTTGACCATTTGACAGCATAAAAATTATTAAAATCTAGAATTCGGGCTGCTAGCCAGATATTATCATCGGCAGATGTTTGAACACCCATTGTAAATTTAACTTCATAATTAGGCGTTGACATTGAAGCACTAGCTACATATAATACACCTACGTTTGCTATAGTAGAAGTAGGGCCGGATTGTCCCAATCCTCCTCGTACACTTATTGTTGCTGCCGTAGATCCTGAATATATTCGTTGCCAATTAGATCCAGTGTTTGGTGTATGTAAAGTTAATTCTGTAGTGGATACTTCAGTAAATGAATCAAAAAATACAATATTTCCATTAGGTAATTCAACATCACCTACAATATTATTACCTACCTGTAGTGTTCTATAGTTGTATAAAGAACCATATGAATAAATCTCAGCAGCAGATGAAGTTAAATATGTGGTTGGGGTAAGTAATCTACCCGAACCTATAGTGATATTATTTAAACTACCTGTTGTGCCGTTTCCTATAGTTAATATTTTTTGAGAACCTGCTGCGCCTGCATTTCCTATACCAATTGAGGATGATGCAAGAGCTGCGGTTATACCTGTTGAGGTTGCTGCTCCCCCTATATTGATTGTATAACCGCCGGTTGAGTTGCCTATACTAGTAGTGGCAGTACTAATAGATGTAGCGGGTGCGGTTAATGTACTACCGATTGTGGCGGTATCTGGGGTAGTTAAAGCTCCATTAATATATGCTTCTCCATAGGTTTCAAATCGTCCGCTAACATACATTTGGGTATCTATTGCAAATGAATTACCAAAATATGTTAATTGGGGAGTTGTTGATAATCCATAAACTGTATCAAGGGCTGTACCTACCACGTATGCTACTTGATTTGTTTCATTATAATACAACCCACCAGGAGTAGTTTCAGTGGTAAATGTAAAACTTGTTGAAAAATAAACAGCTGTTGATATGTTCCATGGGGTTGATAATCTAAATTCTATTATATTATCTCCGGTAGCTCCTAATACATACATTCTAGTACCGGCATCGTTAAATGATATGGCGAATGCGTTGGTTTCAAAAGAACTAAGAGAAAAACTTTGTAGGAAAGAAACTGTTGTTAAATCCCACGCAGTTCCTAAATTATATTCATAAACGGCATCATTGGTTGCGCCTACGGTATACATTTTAGTACCATCGGGTTTAAAATATAAACCATTTAAACTGGCATCTTGAGCTACAACACTTACTGAATTGAGAAATGTTGCTCCTGTTAAGTCCCATGCTGTGGGTAGATTATATCTATAAATTGCATCGTTAGTACTCCCTGCTAAATATAAAATTAAACCATCGGGTGATATAAAAGTATCTATAGGGCCTGAATCTCTTGCACTTACGCTTAATGAAACAGAATTATAAACAGCTGTGGTAACATCCCATGCCGTTGATAAGTCATATTGAAATATAGAATCTGCAGTAGTACCAATTATATAAAACCGGGTTCCATCATTCTTAAAATATATACCTTGTGGAGTGCCTTCTTGAGTTGCTACGGAAAAGTTTTTATTAGTTAAAGACCAGTTACGTACATCATTTGATAATCTAAGTGATGAAGTAGTCGCATTAAAATAAATACTATCTGTATTAGTGCTACCACTTACATTAAGTGAACCTGTTATTGTTAAACTACCTGTTGGTATTACTACAGTACCATATAATGTTTGTGTATCATTTGCAGCATCACCTAACTGGTTTGAGCCAGAGGAGTATTGGGTTTGGTTGACTACTAAATTAGATATTGAGGCAGTACCATTTAATGTTAAATTTCCATTAAATGTTAAGTCTTGGTTAAGTGTATTTAAATATGATGAGGTTATTGCAAATGAAGCAGATATAGCATTTGCTGCTGAGAGTAAATTAAGGGTGTATATTGGTTGG